CCCCTGGCAATGCCGTGAGAGACGCATGTAAGCGACTGTCCGAGTTGGATATCAAGAAACTTAGACTTGGTAAGGTAGTTGATGTTTGGTTGGAGTCAGAGAGTAGAGAGTATGCTGAGAAGGAACTCGAAATGCTATCTGATAGATTCCTTGCTAATACAGTCATGGAAGACTGGGACTACGAACTGACTGAAATTGAAACTTTTCCACAGGGTATTGAATAATGGATGATTTTAATACACCAGGATCTAATAAAAACGACAGTTGGCAAGATAAAGGTTTTATTAAGTTTAATTCCGAATGGCAACTAAAGAACGTTGTTAAACTATTGAATGCTAAAATAGAACGCTGTCGTGTTTACAATAGCGACAATAGAGATGAAGTATATAATCAAATTACTATTACATACAAAGCGGAGGATGATTGATGGAAGTAATTATTGAAGGTAAAGTCAAAACTGTATACGCTGGTGATGATGCACAGCAAGTCATCATTGAGTATCATGATAAGGTAACTGCTGGCAATGGTGAGATGGTTGACCATCCTTTAGGAAAAGGATCTCTCTGTTGTAGTATTTCATCTATCATTTTTGAGAAACTTTCCAAAGAACATATCCCAACACATTATATTAATATGGTTGGTGCTAACAAGATGATTTGTAAGAAGGTAGATATTGTTCCACTGGAAGTTATCTGTCGTAATCGTGCTGCTGGATCTATTGTTCGTGAGACAACTTTGGTAGAAGGTGCTCCACTACCACAACCTATTGTTGAGTTCTTTTTGAAGGATGATAGCAAGCACGATCCTCTACTTACACCAGATCGTGTGCGTTTGATGGGATATAATCCAGAACCTTTTGTTGAGATGACACTACGGATCAATGATTACCTTCGCCAGATGTTCTACATCATGGGTATTGATTTGGTTGACTTTAAGATTGAGTATGGTTATGATGCTCATGGTGATTTGTATCTTGCTGATGAGATCAGTCCTGATAGTATGAGACTCTGGAAGATTGGTAGTGATGAAAGATTTGATAAGGATCTATTCAGGAAAGATGAAGGTGATATCGTTCCTGCCTATCGTGAGATTCTTGACCGACTACAACCACTTGCAATCCAATGACCATGCAAAACTTTAAACAAGCATCAGAAAACTATAAAAATGCCTGTGCAATGATGGAGTTAAAGGAAAAATTGAAAGGAGAAGTGCCCCCTCGTGGTAGTGCCTTTTACAGATATTTTTCTGATCCTAATAAAAATCCACCATCATATTATAGTCTTATAGAAGATATTAATAATATGTCACTTGCAAAGTGTAAAGAATATCCTATGTTTGATTATTACTATTCAGCAGCTGCGTTTGCAATCCAATGACCATCAAAGAAAAGAAAGCACTGATTAAAACACTTGAGAATGCCTACAACACTTGTTTTGATTGTGGACATAAGTATGGAGTTTATTCTGTAGGATGTTCATCTGTGTATGAATCAAAGTGTGGTGTATGTGGTGAGACAAAACCCATCACAGAAACCAGGGACTTTGGGTATTTCATCACTGGCATTCGTAAACTTAAACTTGAGATTCAAAATGAAACACCACATACCTGACATCATTAAGAAGAATGCTTTTGATTGCTTCAAGAGTTTGAATGCTGCTGAGAGAGCAGTTGTTATGTTTGGTGAGGAAGAGTATCGTAAATCATTAGACCTTGAGAATGATGATGCTCCCTGTTGGAAGATTCCAAGTAAGGAATCAACAACATTTGTAGGTTGGAATCCTATGTGTATCCCTACGATGGATTACATAGTATGGAAACTAAAACGTCGTGAACAAATTGCTAAAGGAGAAATTTACTAATGGACTACAAAACTTCTGGTGTTGACATTATCAAAGGACGTTCCTTTGTGGAGTATCTAAAAGCATTTAATGCAAATATTGGTGGGTTCAATGCAATGATGGAGATCCCATCAGGATATGAACAACCTGTTCTAGTATCTGGTGCTGATGGTGTCGGAACTAAAATGAATATCTGTAGAATTGCCCGTGATTATACAACTATTGGTCAAGATCTCGTTGCTATGTGCGTCAATGACGTTATATGTTCTGGTGCTAAACCATTATATTTTCTAGATTATATCTCCACTAAATCACTTGATGCTAACGTTAGTGACATTGTGTATGGAATTAACATTGGTTGTGTGATGGCAGGTATGGAACTCCTAGGTGGTGAAACTGCCGAACATTTCAGAGCAACTGAATATGACCTTGCTGGTTTCTGTACTGGTATTGTAGAGAAGAACCAGATTGTTGACGGTAGCACTATGTTTCCTGGTGATGTAGTCATTGGTATTGAGAGCAGTGGACTTCATAGTAATGGATACACACTCGTCAATGATATGCTTAACAGACATTACATTTACTATAAGGAGATGCCTGAGTTGTTGATACCAACCACCATCTATGCCCGTCTAATTCAGCACCTGTTGGACGAGGTTCCTATCCTAGGCATGGCACACATCACAGGTGGAGGACTGCCTGAGAACCTTCCACGATGCCTTCCAAAGGGTTTTACAGTTGATATTGATTGGTCTTCCTGGGAACGACCAGAACTCTTTAACAAGATCCAGGAGGCAGGAGAGATTGCCGAGGAAGAGATGAGAAATGTATTTAACTGTGGTATTGGATTTTGTTTGGTGGTGCCATCAGACGCAGTAGAGATGACACAAACTCTCATTGCTGATACTCCATTTGGTATGAGATCATGGGTCATCGGCGAAGTTGCACATACATAATTTGTGTGATACACTTATAAAAATACTTTAAAATTATGACTGAAGAAAATCTAATTGTCGATGTAGAAGCTGAAGAGGTGGTTGATGAACCTTCTGAACCAGTAGAACCTAAAATGTCCTATCATGAAAGGATTAATTTAGAACGTCAAAGAGCAACCACACTAAATAAAATGCTTAAAGATTATCGTCGAAAGATGAAAAATCCTTTAACCGCTGTGAAAAAGATGTCCAGCTAGGAGTAATAAATGCAAGCAGTAGTTTATACAAAACAAAATTGTCAATGGTGTGATAGGGTTAAGTATCTATTGAATCATTTAAAAATTGAATATTTAGAATATGAATATGAAAAAGACTTTACTAAGTCTCAATTTTATAATGAGTTTGGTGAAGGAGCTACTTTTCCACAAGTATCAATTGGAACAATTCACATAGGTGGTTGTAAAGAAACACTTCATTATTTGCAGGAACAAGAATTGCTATGACTGGCACTGATACTATCTGTCAATTTGTCGATACTATTGTCGATGAGTACATAACCACAAAGAAAAAAATTCGAGTTGATTTTTTCAAGTACCTTCAGTCTGAAGATATTGATAGGAAATCTATTAATGAATATACTTCAGATAGAATTCATTTTATTACAGATGTAATTGATGAGGTGGAAGGTGCTTTGAATGGAGATAAAATTTTATCAGAAGCTTATGGTTGTTATAAAACATCTGAGCTTAAAGAACTTAAATCTTTACTTGACAGATTTGTAAGTGATGTAGAAAAATATAAAAATTCTAAGAAGATAACAAGGCGCAAGAAAGTAAAAAGTCCTGAACAGCTGACCAGGGCCTTGAATTTAATTGACAAGCCTGTTATAATAGAAGGTGAAAAATACAACCCGATCCCTAAGGTTGAAATCATTGATGCTAAATCAGTATTTTTGATTAACGTTAAGACAAATGAATTGCTTTTTCTATCTGGGAAAAAACTTTCCTGTTCTGGTGCAAAAATTGTAAATTATGATGAAAGTATTTCTGGTATGAAAAAGATAAAAAAGATTGATGAAACTATCAAATCTATATTATCTTCTACCAACATTACATGTTCAACACTCTTTAATAATTTTCCCAATAAAGTTAAACCAGTTCCTAAAACTGTGTCTCCAAATTATTTTTTAATTCGATTAATTAAATGACTAACATTCCTGATAAGTATCTAAATACTAATGTAAGGGCTATGTTAAATGGAGGTAGTAAAGAGGAACCAGAACCAGAACCAGAATACGTTTTCCTGTTAGATAAACTTATTTCTTGTTTCAAGAATGAGTATCGTCTGGAAGTTAAACTTTCTCATAAAAAAGAAAAGGAAGTATCATGACAGAAGTAACAATGGTAGTACTAAGTGTTTTGTTTTGTTTCGTTGGTGGTGGTCTTGGATTTATTTTCGGGTGGTTTTCTAATGAATATTACACATCGTTTATGGAAGCAACAGTTTCTGCAAACATGAATATTCATCCAGAAATGCTTGATAACCAAGGACACATAATTCAAGAAGAACTTTTAAGCGTTAGATTTTTAGAGGAGGAGGAACTCGACCAGGATTAATCATGATTTTAGTTGACATGAACCAATGTATGATCAGTAATCTGATGATGCAATTGAAAACTAGTAATGGACTTGATGAAAATCTAGTTCGACATATGGTCTTAAATTCTTTAAGACATTATAGAAAAACTTTTGGCACTGATTATGGCGAACTAGTACTTTGTTATGATTCAAAATTTTATTGGAGGAAAAAAGAGTTTCCTTTTTATAAACAGAATCGTAAAAAGGATAGAGAAAAATCTTCTCATGATTGGAATGCAATTTTTGAATGCTTGAATAAAATTAGAGATGAAATCAGAACTCACTTTCCCTATGTGGTAATGGATGTTTATGGTGCTGAAGCAGATGATATTATCAGTGTCCTTGTCAAACATAACTCTGATCAGGATACACCAGATAAAGTTCTGATTCTCTCTGGTGATAAAGATTTTCTCCAACTTAGTAAGTACTCTTTTGTATCTCAATACAATCCTATCCAAAAGAAATATGTTACTTTAGATAATCCTAAAGAATATCTAATGGAACATATTATCAAGGGAGATCGTAGTGATGGTATTCCAAACTTCTTATCTGATGATGATACATTTGTATCTGGTAAGAGACAAAAACCTATAAACAAAAAAAATTTGGTAAAGTGGATTACTGCTGATCCAAAGAGTTTTTGCACAGACGTTCAACTAAAAAATTATGAACGCAATAAAAAACTAATTGACTTAAGTTGTATTCCAGAAGACATTCAAGTAGAAATTGTCCAAGAATTTAAACGGTTAAATAGTACTGTAAAACGAGGAGTTACACTAGAGTACTTCTTAAAAAACAAACTGACTACACTATTAAATGATATAGAGGATTTTTAACTATGGCTGAACTACCTGTAGAAAAATTATTGATCTCTGAAGTTCTTCAAAAGATTTCAAACGCTAAAACTAAAAAAGAAAAAGTTGCTCTACTTAAGAAGTATAAGAGTCCTGCTCTACAATCTATTCTTATTTGGGCATATGATGAGAGTGTGAAGAGTATGCTCCCAGTTGGTGATGTTCCATACACTCCCAACGATAGTCCAGAGGGCACAGAACATACACTGCTTTATCATGAGTATAAAAAGTTATACCACTTCGTTAAGGGTGGTAATGATAAACTTGCCAAGGGTCGTAGAGAAATGATGTTTATCCAATTGTTGGAAGGACTTCATGAAACTGAATCTAAAGTTGTATGTCTTACTAAAGATAAGCAACTTAGTAAAAGATATAAAATTACTAAAGCATGTATTTCTGAAGCGTATCCAGAAATTCAGTGGGGAAATAGATCGTAAAATATATGGTACTAACAAGCACTGACGTAAGTAATTTTAAATCAGTTTATTCGGTTATAGTTATTCATATAAATTGCGATGCAGCTGCAGCAGAAGATAAGAGTCTTCCAAGAAACTCATACTTAATAAAGTGTGACAACGGTACCGAAGTGTGGTATGATATTGTCATGGGGTTCACTGTTGACATTTTTAATGCTTACTATGATAAGTACGGTAATGTCATGAAAGGAATGACATGGACTGCTGGATCAGTAATTCCTAAACTATGGGGTTACACTGCAAAGGATGACACTAAACAGAAAAAATGATTATGATTACAAAATTAATTTCGGTAACACCGGATGCTGAACAGACTATGGCATATATTGCTAGAGTCTCTAATCCATCCAATCAAAATAATGAAAAATATGCAGGACTACTTGCATATTGCATCAAGCATAATCACTGGTCTGTTTTTGAACAGTCATCAATGACTCTTGAGATCGAAACTACTAGAGCAATCGCTGCTCAAATTTTGAGACATCGTAGCTTTACATTTCAAGAGTTTTCTCAACGGTATGCTGATAGTTCTATGTTAGCGAATAAAATTCCTCTTCCAGAGTTACGCCGACAAGACACAAAAAATCGTCAAAATTCTATTGATGATTTGGATGATTTTGTTATCCAAAATCTAGAGATACAGATGCAAACTCTCTTTGATTCTTCTATGGCATTATATCAACAAATGCTTGAACGTGGAGTTGCAAAAGAATGTGCTAGAAATGTGCTACCACTTTGTGTAGGAACAAGAATTTATATGACAGGCTCTTGCCGTTCTTGGATTCATTATATTAATCTAAGGACTGCTAATGGTACTCAGAAAGAACATATGCAAGTCGCTGAATCTTGTAAACAAATTTTCATTGAACAATTCCCAATTGTATCTCAAGCTCTTGAATGGTCTAATTAATTATGAATATTTTTGTGACTGATGAATCTCCCCAGAAATCTGCTGCTGTCCTACCGGACAAGCACATCGTTAAGATGCCCTTAGAGTGCTGTCAGATGCTCTCTATCGTCGCCTCTGACAAATGGGGACACGGGTACGGAACCCTTCCTAAGTCAGATGGAACCCCCTACAAGACCGATAAGGGGGCATTCAGGAACCATCCATGTACGGTATGGGCAAATGAGACTGTATCAAATGCTAGATGGTTGATTCGTCATGGTCTTTCACTATGCGAAGAGTACTCTAATAGATATGGAAAGATTCATTCATGTCTTCATACTCTTGCACATGCAGATAAAATCTTTCCACTAGACGCTCTCCATTTTTCAGAACTTACTCCTTTTGTTCGTGCAATGCCTGATGAATTTAAACTTGACACAAGCATTGATACTATTACTGCTTACAAGATGTACATCAGCAGCAAACCTTGGGTTGCATCTAATTATCTTCGTCTGCCAAAACGTAAACCTAACTGGGTCTAACTATGCCAACTTATCCATTAATAAATAAAACCACGGGAGAGAAGAAAGAACTCTCCATGACAATGAAAGAATATGTTTCATGGAAGGATGACAATCCTGATTGGGATAAAGACTGGTCAGTAGGTTGTGCTTCTTCCGTGAGTGAAGTAGGTGATTGGCGAAATAAAGTTCCCGGTGATCTCCAAAAGAAAATTAACAACATTAAAAAAGGTCACTATGGATCTACAATTCAGGGATTTTAAGTATGGCAAGATCTAGAAAGAAACTCACACCCGATATTAATGGTATGTCTGCTAAGCAGATGAAAAGAAAAAAACCAATCAACAATGATATGTTGGTTAATATCGAACCTTTAACTCCTGCTCAAGAAAAAGTTTTTGAATTTTGGAATAATAATCAAAACCTTTTTATGTATGGTGCAGCTGGTACGGGTAAAACATTTGTTGCTTTGTATCTTGCTCTTAAAGAAGTATTAAAAGAAGAAAGTCCATACGAAAAAGTTTACATAGTTCGTTCTTTAGTATCAACTAGAGAGATTGGATTCCTTCCTGGTGATCATGAAGATAAGTCTTCCCTATACCAAATACCATATAAGAATATGGTGAAGTATATGTTTGAGATGCCGGACGACAATTCTTTTGAGATGCTTTATGGTAATTTGAAATCACAGGAAACTATTTCTTTCTGGTCTACCTCATTCATCCGTGGTACTACTTTAGATAAAGCTATAGTAATCGTTGATGAATGTCAGAACTTAAATTTTCATGAATTAGATTCTATTATTACTCGCGTTGGTGAAGACACTAAGATTATTTTCTGTGGTGATGTACATCAGTCTGATTTAGTTAAGACTAATGAAAGAAATGGTATTCTAAACTTCATGAGCATCCTTCAGTTGATGAAAGAATTTGGTATGATTGAGTTTGGTGTTGATGATATCGTTCGATCTGGTTTGATTCGTAGTTATCTTGTAAGTAAGATGAGTTTAGGATTTTAATGTTTAATCATGTAAAAATTGACTTACCAGATAAGTTAGAACGAGTAACTATTAATGGTAAAAGATACTATAAGATACCTGGTGAAGATGATATCAAACTAGTTTCTGTTACTACCGTTACTAGTTTTCAATCTGCTAAATCAATTAAAGCTTGGAGAGAAAGAGTTGGTGCAGAAGCAGCTAATCTTAAGACTAGACGTGCAACTAGTAGAGGTACTGATTATCATACCTTAGTAGAACATCATCTAAAAAATGAAGAACTACCAACAGTTCAACCACTATCAGAATACTTATTTAAGTTTTCTAAAACTGAGTTGGGCAACATTGATAATATCTACGCTCTGGAAACTCCCCTATATAGTAGGAAGTTAGGTATAGCTGGTACAGTTGATTGTATTGCAGAATACAATGGCGAACTTGCTGTTATAGATTTTAAAACATCTGAGAAACCAAAACCCGAGAAGTGGATCGAAGGTTACTTTGTGCAAGCTGTTGCATATGCTTGCATGTTATATGAGTTAACTGGTATAATAACCAAGAAACTCGTCATCATAATGTCCTGTGAAAATGGAGAATGCGTTGTCTATGAAAAGTATCACAAAAGCGAATACATTAGAAAACTTACTCAGTATATACGAGAGTGGAAGTTTGCTCATGAATAAAAGTAAAGAAGCTATCAATGAGGTTCTTGATAAGAAGTTTATGACTTCTGCAAAGTTCTCAATGGAAATAGAAAACATTGTAAAAACAAATAATGGAGAACTCAATTACATTGAAGCTATTATTACTTTTTGCGATGAGAATGAGATTGAGTTTGAATCAGTATCTAAACTGTTATCTAAAACTCTAAAAGAAAAACTTAAGTATGATGCACAACGGTTGTGCTTCATGAAGAAATCATCTAAGGCAAAACTTCCTATTTAATATGGATGGGTATGAGGTATATAAGATTTACCTTGCTCTAAAATTACATTTTACCAAAGACAAATATAATTTCTTTACCTTTAATGGTAAGTCAAGAGCAAGTCTGTCTTCATTTGAAAAAAGAAATGATAGATATTTCTTTAAAAAAATAGGAACAAAATTTGACAGACAAGAAGTAATAGAATTTTTTGTCAGTCATTTTATAAAAGATGGGAGTACCTGGATAGGTAACATCTCTATACACAAATCAAAGACATACTCTGATTGGAAAAAAAAGATTCAGAGTATGTCTTTTAACTTTAGTCAAGAGATTGAATTTTTATTAGATTTACATCCAGATTTTAATTCATTATTTAGAATCGTTGATGGGCAACATCCAGTTCTATTGAAAGAACACTTGTCTGGAAATGTTTCATTAGAGACTATGGTCGTATTGAATCTGATTGTAAACTATGTTCCGTACTTTACTAGTAATATTTCTGATCCGATTGTTTGGCCTGAGATTAGAAAGACTGTAGTGAAGTACGAACCATTCCTATCTTTGGACAAGTCTAAATACAAAAGGATTCTGTTAAAGTTATGCAGTTCTTCGACAACGATATAGTTCGTACTGAAGCAGCAGAAATGATGCAACTATACGAGGATATTACAGACCTTATGATGTCTGTAAAAATTAAAACTACTGAGGGTATGAAAAAATACCTGGTTAAGTTATCTCGTATGATTGAATTGCAGGAGATGATTTATTTTCGTGCTCGTTATTCTAGTGAAGAAGATGCACAAGAGTTTGTCAACTTTTTGAAACTATCATTTCCACTCGTTTCGATCGAAGGTGAAACAGATGTCACTGAGGCGTTTAGTCGGATGAGAACAGACATCGATAATATGATGAGCTTGTTGCCCCTTGACTAACCCCTCTCCATCTGGTATAATTACTAGGTGGTTAAGACCACAAAGGCCAAATACTTACAAATACGGAGAACACACATGTCTTTTGCTGCACTCAAAAAAAATTCTAACTCATCATTTGAGAAACTGACTCGCGAACTTGAGAAGGTTGCTAGTAGTCAACAAAGTTCATCTAATGATGATCGTTTTTGGAAACCTGAACTGGATAAGTCTAGTAATGGTTATGCAGTTATTCGATTCCTACCTGCACCTGACGGAGAAGACCTTCCATGGGCTAAACTCTTTAGTCATGCATTCCAAGGTCCTGGTGGATGGTATATCGAGAACTCGTTGACTACGATTAATAAGTCTGATCCTGTTGGTGAAATGAATCGTGAACTGTGGAACAGTGGTCGTGATTCAGATAAAGAAATTGCACGTAAACAGAAACGTAAACTGTCCTACTACAGCAACATCTATGTTGTCCGTGATCCCCTCCATCCTGAGAACGAAGGAAAAGTATTCCTGTTCAAGTTTGGTAAGAAGATCTATGATAAGATCATCGGTGCTATGCAACCAGAGTTTGAAGATGAAACTCCAATCAATCCATTTGATTTCTGGTCAGGTGCTGATTTCAAACTGAAGATCAAGAAAGTTGCAGGTTACTGGAACTATGATTCTTCTGAGTTTGCATCTGTATCTACTCTTGGTGACTTTGATGATAATCAACTAGAAGAGGTTTATGCTAAGACCAATTCTCTAGTTGCTTTCACTGAAACATCAAACTTCAAAACGTATGAAGAACTTCAGAAACGTTTGACTACAGTTTTGAATACTAAAAAACAACCTCGTGTTGATGTTGAGACTGAAGAGAATGAATCTTTTGAGGATATGTCTGAGGGTCGTGGATTCAATTCACCAGACATTACTGCTTCTCGTGCTCCTGTACCAGAACCAGTTCGTGAGGAAATTAAACCTCGTGAGTCTAGTAAAGATGAAGAAGACGCATTGAGTTTCTTTGCAAACCTTGCTGAGTTTGATGACTAATAAGAAGGGGGTCTTAGGACCCCCTTTTTTATACCTTTTCTGAAATTCTATATCCGTCATCAGTTAGTTTATAGTCTGTATTATATTCTAACAGTCCTGCAATTTCATCTTCCATAATAGAAACAGCATTGGCAGTTGGTAAGTATATAAGTCTCTTCAACTCATTCACTGCATATTCATATTCTCTATTGGTAACCTTAGTTAGATTTTGTGCTGCAGTTACTGTTGTATCAATGAAACTAGCAGGTTCATCTTGATCATTATACGATGTTACATCTCTATATGTAAATGACCATGTTTCAAAAGCACCACTGCCATTATTTGATGCTTGATTAAAAACTTTAGGGTAGTAACCAGACTGGTTTTGTTCAGTGCTATTAGTATACAGTTCTATTATTACACCAGCTTCTAATACTACATTTTGTTTGCTATCTTTTACTTCTGTCGTTTCCCAGTGTCTTGGTTTGTCTGTAGAAGATCCATATTTGTCATTAATATAAACATCTAATGTATCATGATCTAAAGGCCATTCGGTATTCATATTTGTTATGTTATTCAATAACAAAATGGTCCAGAATTTTTCTGGATCATCAAACGCAGTATTAGCAATTGAATCTGGTGTTTCCCCTGGTTTAATAGTATACTGTCTAGAAGATGCAAAGACTGCATTAAAACTATCTCTAGCTCTTACTCTACGAAATAAATTTTTAGATAGTTTAAACTTACCAGCTACTTTAAAGTCTGGATATAAAAAATTGGGTGTTGATGGTTACATCTTCATTTGTAACAATAGACATTTCACCAAATGACATGGTTAAATTATATGCAATTGGTTGTGGAGTTCCATCCATCATACGTGTCGCCCATACACCATCGGGAGTATATTGAACAGAGATATTTTTACATACACACTGTTTTAGTTTTGGTAGTGAATCTATTTCACCTCCTTCATATTTCCATTTAAGATTGAATATGTTTGGTAGTGTCAACCATCTGTCAACAGCTTGTTTTCCCTGAAAACCTTTATTGTTGTCAATATTTGGGGAAAGTAAATCTCCTAATGGATCTGTCGCCTGATCCGGATTAAAATCATCCGAGAAACCTGGTAATACATTTGCACGAAGAGTTTTTATTATATTATGTATTGACTTTTGTTCTCCTTCATTTCTAGGCACAAGTTTCCAATTAAAATCAAATTGTCTCATTCCAACACCCTGGAATACTTGTTGTAAATATGGGTTTGCAATTCTTCCAGCAATATTTTGTGATAAAGCATTTGGGTCAACACCAATTCTGCTCAAAGCATTTTTAATAAGATCAACTTTTCCAACTTCGGCCGCCTGTTGAATTGATCCAACAGCTGAATCTATATCATTACCCATCATATCAGCAACTGCTTGCGCTCCAAATCTTCCTATTGCACCAACAGATTGATCGGACCATTGGGGCCCATCTGTATAGGATACATTATCTGGCACTGGTAATAGTATTTTTCCTTTCGGAATCAACTGAGTTGTACTTGTCTCCCGAGGTTGGGATGGTGTTGTTTGAGAAACTAGGGTACCAGATGAGGATGCTGCAGGAGTTACAGTTGGAGTAACTCCTCCTCCTCTTGCTGCTAGATCTTTTAGTCTTGTATTTCTTTGTTTATATCTTAATATTTCCATCTCCAAATAATCATACTGATCTGCTATATTAGATGGCCAATATAATTGACCTCCTTCTGATGCAGATTTATTGAAGAATTTAGTTGCCATAGCTTGGGCTCATAAATATTTGTATGATTATTCCTATATCTATATATGAACACTCTTAAGGGAAAGTATATTCCCAAAAATTCTGCTAAGTATAGAGGAGACTACCGTAATATTATTTATAGATCTTCATGGGAATTAAAATTCATGAAGTACTGTGATGGTAATCCTAGTATACTTGAGTGGGGTAGTGAAGAGATTGTAATACCTTATAGATCTCCGCTTGATAATAAAGTTCATAGATACTTTGTTGACTTTCATATAAAAGTCAAAGACATGAATGGAAACATTCAAAAGTATTTGATTGAAGTTAAACCAAAGAAACAGACTAAAGAACCAAAGGTTCAACAAAGGATGACTAAAAAATATATCTATGAAGTTACTGAGTATGCCAAAAACCAAGCTAAATGGTCAGCGGCAAAAGAGTTTTGTGATGATAGGAATTATAAATTTATGTTAATCACAGAAGACGAACTCAAAGTATGAGTATCTTTCAAGAGATAAGAGAACTAGCTGGTAACGAACCAAGATCATATTCTTGGTACCGTGATGCAGTAAGAATGAAATTTCAATCAGGTGATCTGTATTCAGATATGTCTGAGATGGAAGAGTCTATGATACCGACTCCTGGTGAACTTTATATGTTTGAATACAAGGCAACATATGCTGCTAAATTAAAATTCTATGATGAGTTTCCACTTGTATACGTTCTAAGTACAGGTGCAAAATTTTTTGGTGCGAACTTACATTATCTAAGACATAGGTCTAGAATGAATATAATATTAGGATTAGAAAATGGTAGAGCTAGGTTTCCTAAACAATGTTATCATCATTATGTTGTAGCGGGACTAGAAACACCTCTTTATAAAATAAATAGAGAGGATTATAAAACATCTATCTTCCTTCCTATTGAAAGTTTTGTTACTAGAAAGAATGATATGTATCAACAGTATAGTAAATCAGCAGTCTGGGGAGAAACTTCTCAATGAGTAGAATATCTGGCGTAGCGCCAATGTCGAACTATTCGACATTTAAAGAACAGTTTAAAAAATCTGGGTATAGTAGTAGTAATTTCTATGATGTCACTATAGAACTAGACAGTAATCCAAAATTAATTCAACAATTATCTAAGGATCCTCAATTTAATTTGAATTCTACGAAACAATTGCTTAAACTTTATTGTGATGAAGCCACGATGCCTGGTTTACAGATATCAACTGGTGACTATAGAATTACTAATACACCAAATCTAAAATATGCTTATGGTGCAGTATTCAGTGAGATGGAATTATCTTTTATGCTTGATGCTGATTCTCAAATAAAAAATTTGTTTGACCTATGGACCAATTCGATTTATGGTTATGCAAATCAAAGATTGAGTTTAGAAAACTTAGTTGGGATAGGATCTCCACAACAAAATTTTAGATCATCATATAGAGATGACTATACTGTTGATATTATAATTGTAAAGTATGAAAAATCTATGAACGGAACTGTGAATGGCAGGGAACCAAGCGATAAAAGAACTGCATATTCTGTTAGAGATATAATTCCAGATATACAAAATGATAACGGTAATAACCGTACTAAATTTTATAGATCAATTCCAGTACATGCTACAAAAATATTTAAAGCTTTCCCATCAAATATATCTTCAGTTTCACTGAGTAGAGAGGAGACATCTATGTCAAAACTAGGTGTAAGTTTTGAGTATGAAACTTTTACAACTACAACTCTCAACTCTTCATCTGCTGTTAACTTTAGGGATCCTATTAATGGTGGATCTGGATTAGATATTATAGATTCATTGATTGGACTCCTTACCTAAGTGGTGTATAAATACTTCAGATAGTATTCTAGATTATACGGAGTTGTAATGACGTTACCAAAACTTTCTACGCCAACTTATGAGTTGGTTGTGCCATCTACAGGTAAAAAAATTAAGTACAGACCTTTCCTAGTAAAGGAAGAAAAAATTCTTTTACTTGCTATGGAAACTGAGGATGAAAATCAGATGGCAAATGCAGTTAAAACTATTTTATCTAACTGCATTCAGACACCTAGATTTAAAATTGATAATCTTGCTCTGTTTGATATTGAATATATCTTCTTAAATATTAGAGGAAAATCTGTAGGTGAAACTGTAGATCTAAAGATTACTTGTCCTGATGACAATGAAACTACAGTAGATGTTCAAATTGATCTGGATGAGATTGTTGTTGACAAACAGGAAGATCATTCAAACATTATAAAAATGAATGATGATGTGTCAGTTGTGATGAAGTATCCAAGTATGGATCTATTCATTAAAAATAATATGTCTGATGATTCATCGTCAGATGTGGATGATGTATTTGAAATTGCATCTATGTGCATTAATCAAATTGTAGAGGGTGAAGAGGTATATGAAGCTTCTAATTGTTCTAAGAAAGAGATCAATGAATTTTTAGAAGGAATGGATACAAAACAATTCTTGAAGGTACAGAAATTCTTTGAGACTATGCCAAAATTATCTCATACAATCTCTGTTACAAATCCAAATACTAAGGTAACCAGTGAAGTAGTAATTGAGGGTCTAGCAAGTTTTTTCTGATAGCCCTATCCCATGAATCACTTGAAAATTATTACCAAGTTAATTTTGCTATGATGCAACACCACAAATATAGTTTAACTGAATTGGATAATATGATTCCTTGGGAGAGGGAGATTTATGTTCAGATGCTAGTTGATTATATTAAAGAAGAAAACGAACGTCAAAAGAACCAACAGAGTTAATATGCCAGCTCCACTCGCCGCTGCAGCAGCACCATTAGTAAAAGGACTCCTAGGAGGATTGGGTCGTGGTGCTCTTATGGGAGGACGTTCTGCTCTGATGTCAGGTGTTAGAGCGGGAGCTAAGGGCGGATTAAGACAAGGAATAAGATCAGGAGTAAGACAAGGCGCAAGGAACACCATGAGAGGTGGTGGCGTCGGTGGTAGAGGTGGAGGTAATCGTGGTGGGGGATTGGTTAAGCAAACAAATGACTCTGCTATTACTAGATCTGAAAACGGTGGTCTTGCTGTACAAGGTAGAACCATTAAAGAAGGAGGAGCTTTAACTCCATCAGTAGGACCAACCAGTCAAAAATCTTCTGCAATTGTGAAGACTGGACCTACCAAAGATAACGTACTTGGTTTGTTAGAACAGATAAAACAAACCGCTGATCAAATTCTTGAAGTTGAAGTAAAAGAATTAGATAATGATAACAAAGAATATAAAGATACAAAGAAGGACCAAGAGAAGGAAAGAAAACTATTAGAATCTCAGAAGAGAGACGAAGAAGAAAATAAACAGGAAGAAAAGAAAGCAAAGAAAGGAAGGAAGAAAAAAAATCCTGTAGTATCAGCTGCTAAAAAAGGTCTTGGTAATATATTTGATTTCTTGATGGGAATCTTTAAGGACTTTGTTTTATATAAAGTTTTAGATTGGATTGCTGATCCAAAAAATACAGAAAAAGTAACACAACTCGTTAAGTTTATAGGAGCTATTCCGGGTGCCTTAAAGTTCATGTGGAAGAACTTTGTTGAACCGTGGTGGGAATTTAGTAAGAAACTTTTTGGTGGCGGATTTAAAATATTCATGTCCTTGTTTAATGTAGTCAAGGATGTTATTGAGCTTAAGTGGTTAACAAATCCAGGGGAATTCTTCAACACATTGATGGAGGTTCCTAAAACATTAATAGAAGTTGTACCAGGAATTCTTGGTTCTTTATTAGATGCAATTACTGGTGGTGCAATAACAAAAATTGGTGATCTTGTTAGCGGACTGTTTAACAATCCACTCAAGGGAATTGATCTGGGTAATGTAGGAAGTTTACTTGGAAGTGCTGCAGGTTTTGTTAAAGGATTACTTGGTAATGCATGGACTGGTATTACTAATGCTGTTGGTAATATTTTTGGCGGCGGTGGTGGTGGTAATAAAAATACACAGACTAGAAGAAATAATAGAAGAAGTACTAGTGGTGCTAAATCTACTCCAAAACCAGATAAACCATCACAACCTCCAGCAACTAAACCCATAACAAAAACTTCTGGTACTGCAGATCTTGGTGATAAGAATTATGGTGTCAAGGTAAACGCAGCAAAATCTGTTGAGTTAGATGGTGTAACATATAATTTCACAAGAAAGAAAGATGGTTGGTCGGTCACGACAAGAAAAGAAGTTGCAACACGTAGAGGTAAAAAAAATAAAACAGTTCGTGTAGATGCAACTAAAGTTGAGGGTCTAGTTGCAGCGTTTGATAAAGAACATGGACAACATAAGGATGATGATCCAGTAACTTCATCAGCAGACACTAAAAAGGACGCAAAAACTGAAAGAAATTCTTCTGGGTATTCTGGTAACATTAAATATTTTAGTAGTAATGGTGGTGGTGTTAACAAGTCACTAAAACCAGGTAAATCATATTCATTTAATTCTATAAGACTTCATCATGGAGAACAACAACCAAAGAGACAGGATGGTTGGCCAAGAGACTATACACTGTTACATGGAACTGATTTAAATTCCGCTCCCAATGCAGATATTCCAGTTCCATTAGACTCTGAGGTAACACACGTTCAATCTTTCAGTGGATATGGAAATACAGTAATCTTAAAAAATGCTACTGGAAATATGTTATTTGCTCACTTGAGTAAATTTGGTAAAGTTAAAGTTGGAGATAAAATAAAAGCGGGAACTATTATAGGAACTCAGGGTAGTACTGGTGGTAATTATGCAGATCACCTACACTTGGAGGCAGAATCTGCTGGTCATGAAGCTTTTATTAATTATATTACTAATGGTAAACCTACATATGGATCCTCTCCGGGTACAGGAGAACCTTCCGCACCACCAGCATCAATTACTCCACAACATCAAAATGATCCATCAACCCCACCAAAGCTTTCTCCGACTCCCTCATCATCGGGATCTAATTTAGGATCTGCTCAGAGGGAAAGTAGATCGTTATCTTCTGGTGGATCTAAAAAATCTAGTCCTACTGTTATTAATAATTCAACTTCCACTCAAGCAACCCAAAAGGCATCGGAAACAGCTGTTGGGGGTACACTTCCTACATCTGGGTTGTGGGCAATTTATAGTCTTGCGATATAAGTAAATGTCAGATATTAACGTAACTGCTCACGGTATAAATCCAGAAACAGGTGAATATCTTTCACCATCTGAGAGAAAAGCCCTCTTTAAAAAAGGGAAGATGGGTTCTAAAATTAACACAGAGGCTTTCAAAAGCGGTGTTGTCTCTGGTGTTAAAGCAGCACAAAATGTTAGACAAAAAGCGGAATCTGATGTTGGAGGATTTGCTCAACAGGAACGTGATCTAGATGCATTAAATGGTGCAGCTGCAGGAGGAGGAAAGGGTGCTATTGTTCCTTTCACAGAAGTGTTCTCTAATGAAAATCCTTCTACCGAGAATGTAAGAGTCAATGTTGATGATGCACCACCTCAAGAAGCTGAAGAGTCAAAAGAAAGCTTTAAAGATGCTCTTAAAAAATTATTAGAATCTCTTAAAAGAATAATTAATTTAAAAAGTAAACAAAAGAAAGCGTCTAAAAAAACTGATAAGTTAAAAGGTAAAAAGAAAAAGGAGAAGAAGAAAGAAAGAAAAACTCCTGGTAGAGATATCTTTGGCGTCGGTAGAAAAATTAAAGGTAAGGTAACAAATGTCTTTGGAGATATCTTTGGACTCTTTGGTGACATTATAGCGTTTGCAGCTTTAAATTGGATATCAGATCCAAAAAATAAAAAAGCTGTAAAAGGTATTGTTACCTTTATGGGTCATGCATTTAAGTTTATCAACTCTTTTGTTGAAGGATTTATTGATAATACTTTAACAGGATTGTCACAACTTCTTGGACCTGATAGAAGTATTGGAGAAAGATTTAGTGGAGCTCTTAAATTAATAGGAAGTTTCTTTGTACTTAGGTGGTTAAAAAATCCATTCAAGTTAGTTAAAGATCTAAAAAACGTATTTAAAATTTTCAAAAAATTTGGTAAGTTTGTAAATAAAATTTTACGAAAACCAATTAGGATGATCCAGAATTTTGTTCAGAAATCTTTGAACAAGACTCTAGGTAAAGTTTTCATGAGTAAACTCTTCAAACCATTGAGGAGATTTATTATCAAAGTTGGTGGTAAGAGTTTATTTAAACTTCTTGGTGCAGTTGGTAGAGGATTTACCAAAATGATTAGTAGGATTCCTTTTATTGGTGCTATCCTACAATTCTTCTTGGATGTATTTGTATTCAAACAACCTCCTGCTAGGTCTGCTTTTAAAGCAATAGGTACTGCATTGATTGGTGCTATTGGTGCTGCTATTGGCGGACCATTTGGTGCTTTTCTTGGTGGTTGGGTTGGTGGAGATCTTGGTGGACTGTTATATGATGGTTGGTTTGGTAGTGGATCTACAGATACGGATAAGAAAGATTCCGTTAGTAATGAAGGTCAAGATACACAAATCAATGATGGATCTTCGTCTAATATCTCTCTAACCAATACTGATTATATGAATCTCATGATAGAGACTATGGATAAGGGTGGTATTACAGACAAAAATGAACGTATCATGTTTATGGCACAAGTTGGTCATGAATCTGCTGATGGACTTTATATGGAAGAGATTGCTAGTGGGGCAGCTTATGAGGGTAGAAGTGATCTCGGCAATACTCAACCAGGCGATGGAAAAAGATTTAAAGGTAGAGGCTACATCCAGATTACAGGGCGCGCAAACTATAGAAAATACGGTCCTATGATTGGCGTAGCAGATGCAGTAGAGAATCCAGAAAAACTTGCTGAGCCTCAAAACGCAGCAAAAGTTGCTCTTGCTTATTGGAAAGATAGAGTAGACAGAAACGCTGCTAGAAAGGGTATGCCTGGTATGCGTACTGTCACTCGTAATATAAATGGTGGACTTAATGGTTTAGACGATCGTATTTCAAAGTTTAATAAGTATTCTAATATGCCACTTGGTGGACAAGTTGGTGGATTAAATCCGATACCAAATAGAAAAATAAGTCCACCAGATTTATCTTATAACCCTGTTGATAGATCGATTAAACCCACAACAGCTGCTGCACTATCAAAGAAATCACCACCTGGTTCAATGATGCCATCTATGAGTACTGAGTTTGTAATTAATGAAAAGATAAAAACTAATCAAATTACAGAACAACCAATCATAATAAACAATGTTAAAGAAGAAAACTTAGGAGTACATACTACCGGTTTCACTCTAAATAAAGATAGGAAGCAGGTTAATCAAGTCCTTAGTAGGTTATAATGGCAAATCAATTTTCTGGAGACTTTTCTTTAAAGGAAGTAACTCTATACAACGTATATAATAGCGAAGCTATTGATATAAAAAAACTTGTATTGGAGATTAATTTATATGAAAGTGTTGTATCTTCTGCTCTTCAGGCAGAACTACTGATTCAAGATATTGGACAGAATTTGATCAGTAGTATGCCAATTGTTGGTCAAGAAAGAATTCAGATAAAAATTGCAAGTAATAATAAATTATATGATTTAAATTATTACATCTATAAAGTAGATGCACGTACAATTATTGAGAAAGATCAGACATATATTATTCATGCCGTTTCTATTGAGGGACTAAGAAACGAAAACTTTAGAATATGTGAAAGGATAGATGGAAAGAATTCTGAGACAGTTATCGAAGATGTATTGAGAAGAAGTGGTTTCTCTACAAAACCATTTGAAAAAGATAATTCAGTGTTTCCATTTGACATGTATGTTCCTAACTGGAGAGTCTTTGATTTATTTAATTGGTTATCAATTAGATCTATTCCTGATTATAAAAAAGATTCTATTGGGTTCCTTTTCTATGAAACATTTGAAGGTTATAGATTTAAATCTATTGATCAATTAATAGATCAACCATCTTATCCTGCTCCTGATATTAGATATAAGTATTCTCAAGCAAACGCTGATGTAACATCAACATCAGCAGCTGATAGATACAGGGTTATGAATTTTAGTTTTCCTAAAGTGTTTGATGTTTATGATGACCTGAGAGCAGGTGCTTTTTGTCACCAAGCAATTTATTTGGATGTAAATAGAGCAACCTATCGAGTATTTAAAACTAATGCTGATGAATTTTGGGACAAGAGTTCTCATCTAGAGAAAACTAAACCATACTTAAGTAATGGTCAAGTTCAAATGTTAGATAGGGGTAGTAGATATATCTATAGACCATCTACAATCAGTACGTTTGGTGATTGGGATAATAATCAAAGTGATAGTGAGAAAGATAATATTGATGATATGAACAAAAACTTTGAGAAAGCATTTTACAGATACTATTTTATGCAGTATAATACTATCGACATAACTGTTCCTGGTGATTTAGAAAATAGAGCTGGTAATGTTATCAACATAGATCTTCCATCACCTTCTGAATCATCATCAACTAATGTCAAACCAGACAAGAGAGCTAGTGGTAGGTATCTAGTTACATCTATTAAACATAGTATTCTAAATAGAAGTGAACTTCGTACTTACATTACATTATCTAGGGATTCCTATGGAGGAAAACCAATGCCTGACACAAAACGATTTGAGAATCGAACAAACTTAGACGGTACTAACTAAACAATCATGGAAAATATAGAACAACATATTGAGAAGGATAAAAAAATCCTTGACAATCCACTGACTTCACCAAACCAACGTCGTCACATTGAAGGAGAACTTCACGAGTTGGAAGTCTATGCTCATAATCATCGTAAAGAAATTGAGGCCGGAGATCATCATGATCCTTCTCCACTAGAACTTTTTTGTGAAATGGAACCAGACGCAGACGAATGTCGTATCTATGAAGACTGATGTCAACATATAATCCTTCACAACCTTCTACCAGTTTCATAGGAAACGATGACTTTAAATGGTGGTTGGGTACAGTAAAAAATGCTGATGACAAGGATGCAAAACTCGGTAGAGTTAAAGTAAACATTCTTGGATATCATAGACCAGACGAAAAACCATCTAATTTACCCTGGGCTATTGTATCTGGACCTACAACATCTCCGGGTGTTCATGGGGCAGGATCTGCTGGCGCTCAATTAAAAGCAGGAAGTTTTGTCATAGGATTTTTTCTTGACTATCCAGACTGTCAACAACCTATTGTATTAGGTACACTACTCAGTAAGATCAAACCAGTTTTTGATAAAAATAGTCAAGAAGCAAAAGACTATTTCAGGGGGGTTGACAATGTAATTAGACAACAGAATACATCAGAGAGTGGAGTCAACGAAGCAGCAACTCCTCCTGAAGAAAGATCATCTACATCAGAAGCTGCTGCGGTAGCAGAACATTCTGTTTCTAATCCTTCTGGTAAACTCACGAATGTTCCCATTGGAGATGGAAAAAATGCGGGTGGTAAAACATTAAATAATAATCTTTCGTATGCTGTAACGGCTGTAGCTACAGCTATAGCACAAGCAAGAAAAGTTGATAATGCAGAAACAGAAATTACTGTCGATACTGATACAGAAGATCAAACTTTATTTGTAAAAGACACACAAGACTTTCCATGGAATGGATGGTTACAAGTAGGTAGTGAGAAGGTAACCTATACTAATAAAGAAGAAGGAAAATTTGTATCAGTTGTTAGAGGTGGAGACGGAACCAAAGCAGTAGTTCATGAACCTGGCACTAAAGTTAGATTAATAACAAAGAGTGAATACCTGGGAGTTGACAAGGACGAAGATGGAAATAAAAAGAAAGGTGAGATTCTAGGAACGTTTACCGATACTATAGTTGATATCAAATCAATTGTTGATGATAATCTTGACATGATCAAGAATTCTTTGTACTGGCTTGTTAATCAGATTAAATCATGGTTAATGGGTCAAGTAACTCAGATCATGAATACACTTGGATATTCCATTCCTTCACCTGGTCCTGGTGTAACCAAGACTATTACTGAAGCAATCATGTTTATCATAAGACAGATTGCATGTACATTTGATACAGCTCTTATCGATAGTCTGTTTGGTATTATCGAAGATGCTATCAATACATTGCTTAATACTGCAATGGATATCATTGACTCGGTTGAGTGTGTATTCGATGCAATTTTTGAGACTATTTTTAACATCACAGATCTAGTTGAACAAGTAATTGATACCGTTAATGATATTGCATCTGGTATCAGTGGTATTGATATAGAAAATCTATCTGACTTATCTCAGATCAATGTAACTAGTGTTCTAGAGTTTATCTTCCAACTTCTGAAGATTGGTTGTTATAAAGACACTGAAGATCCATACGCTATATCTTTTGATTCTTGTGCAATAGGTTTTGCTTTAGATTGTGGTATTGGTAGTGGTAAGGGTGTTGGTGCATCAATCACTGGTGTCAAAGGTAAATTAAATCCACAGTACACACGAATTATAGGACAGTTCTCTGAAACTGGCACAATGGTATTGATGGATGATACCCCATATAATACAAGGCTTGTTATTGAACATGGTCCTAGTAAATCTGGTATTCACATCTCAGATAACGGTGATGTCAGAATTACTAATGCACAGAGAAAAACAGAAGTTGTAGTTAAAGATAATGACATCATTGTACATGGAAATGTAAACATGATGGTTGATGGTAACTATCACTTAAAAGTTGGTAAAGACTACCACTTAGAAGTTTTAGGTCACTATAATATGTCTGTAAATAAGGAAAGTGCAATAACTTATTATGGAGAACATAAATCAATATTCAAAAATGACTCCAGGATAGAAGCTACAAATGGATTAGCACTAACTGCTTCTAAACTTGGACTATCTGCATCTGGTCAATATGAATTGTTCTCTCCAGTTGCAACTAATTGGGTTAATGAAATAAACAATTTCTGTATGGGATCATTCAATGTTATTACTACATTCTACAACAAACATGTAGGACTTAATAATTTTACTCAAGTTGTAGGTAACAATATCTCGAATAGAATTGGGAGTAATTTTGAAATCGGTGTTGGATTATCAAATAAAACTCAATTAGGAAGTGAACAAGATTGGTATGGTGGTACCTTTAATGAGATTGGTACTGGAATATGGAGTGAAAATAAATTATCTGCTGATCAAAAGAATACTTTAGGAGTGTCATCTTATACAAAAGCTGCTGTATCATGGGAATCTATTGTTGGTGCAAAATTCTTACAAACAACTGGTATAATGTCAGACACTTCTCAAGGTATTAGCTTTAAACAGTCAATGGCGGTAGGAATGAATATGCATCCACTCACCATCAACGCTTGACAATTGGTATTTTTTATAGTATACTGGTATTAGGATAGGAGAATCTTAATGGACGTAAGACCCGAATCAACTTTACATTCAGTTAAAGTTAATATGTTAACAAGAGTTGTCACTTTGATAGGTCATGATGGAGAGTCGGTAGACGTTGAGAACAATACCGCTAATGAATTTGTTCAAATGTGTACCTTCATCAATGAATCTTTGTCTGATGATATGATAGAGTATACTTATTGACATCGCACGGAACATTGAGTATAATGTATAGATAAGAGGTTCAAACCTCAGTGAAATCCCGACTTTGTTTACCAAAAAGTCGGCAAAAAAATCCCGGGCCAAAATTGATCTTAGGCCCTTTTTGGGACGGTGGTGGAATTGGTAGACACACCAGACTTAAAATCTGTTGGCATTCGTGCCGTGAGGGTTCAAGTCCCTCTCGTCCTATATTTTGTCTCCGTAAATATCTTGTTTTATAACGGAAAAATTCTGATAAATAAAGGGTTTTTGTTGTATAAATAAATTCAGGATATCCAAGCGCTCGGAGATAATACACATGGCTCTAACAAGAGTAACCTCAGGTGGAATTGCACCTGGTGTTGAGATTAAATTTAATGCCCAAAACGAACCTCAGATGACAGGTAATTTACCTGCTGTCAGCTTTAATGGGGATACTGACACTGGTATGTATCAGTCAGGCGCAAATGAAATTTCGTTTGCAACTGCAGGAATTAAGAGATTTACCATTGGTGCAGATGGTAAACTAAAGACATATAGAGATGCAACTGATACAGCCGGTAGTATTGTTGGTGGTACTAACCCAGACTTTGATAATGCAACAAATATCATGTTGTATGTCAATCAGTCTGACTTAAATTCAACTGACTCGATTAGTAATACTGGTGGTAATGTAAACACTCCTTTCAAAACTATTGAGAGAGCACTTCTTGAAGCCGCTAGAAGAAGTTATGTAGCTGATACAGGAAGTAGTAACCCCGGCGCTGGTGGTGATCACGAAAATGACAGATTTGAAGCATATACCATTATGGTTATGCCTGGTGATTACACAGTTGACAACAGACCAGGTGTTATTGGTACTTCAAACCTAACTTTCAGTACATTTGAAAATGAACTTTATAAGTTCAACCCTAAGAATGGTGGTATTGTCGTTCCTCGCGGTACTTCAGTTATTGGTTATGATTTAAGAAAAACTGTTATTAGACCAAAATTCGTTCCTAACCCATCATCGACTCTGGGCGCAGATACTGGTGATCAGGTTGGTGCAGCATATCAATCAAACTCGGTTACGCTTGATGCTGCAAATATGATCGAGAAGGCGCGCGGATATATTGTAGAACAGGCTTTCCTTGCTGCTGATGCACAGTTTCCCACTGTACTTAAAATTAACTCTACGTGTCAAAGAGACATCGGTCTAGTTGTTGACGCATGGATTGCTGACCTTCGTGAAGGTGGTAACGAAAATACGTTTATTGCTGGTGAGAGATATACAAACGGTGTTGCTTTACAACATGTAACTGGAACTAACGAAAAAGCTGCTACATTATGGGCAATTGACTATGCAATGACAGTTGCTATTAAAGCTGCTCATACATTTGGTTCTGGATATACACATACTTCAGTTTCTGGTAGTACAGTTGCACAACCAACATATACTTCTGGTGTAGACTATACAGCAGGTGGTGGAGATTGTTCTAGTATTGATACTGGTCTTGCAGCACTTGGTGGTGCTGTTAGTGGACCTTCTTCAGTATCTGCTGATGGTGTTTTTGCAATCATCCTCAATAACCCAGATACTTATACCACCCTGGTTGAGAAGACTCCTGGTGTATATGAGAGAACTGCAATATTTAAGGTAACTGGTGGTTGCTACTTCTGGCAGATGACCTTTAAGGATGCAAAAACAGCTCCTGCAAATGGTGTTACATATTCATCTGGTATTCCAACATTCGCAACTGCTGCGGACGCTGCATATTCTCACCATAGAGTTGTTTCATTCACATATGCAGACCAAAGAACTGCTGATGGTGAACTTGAAACATATTACAAAAAGATTGACCACTGGGATACAACCCTTGATGGTGGTAATACAAGAAAAGCAAGAAGAGAAGAATTTGAAATTGTTGGCGATAGAACTCTAAGTACAACTATTGACACTGTTAATGGTTGTTCTCCTTATATCTTTAACTGCTCGCTACGTTCTGTTTTCGGACTTTGCGGTATGCATACTGATGGTAGTAAAGTCTCTGAGAAGAGCTTTAAATCCATGGTTGTTGCACAGTTTACGGGCATTTCACTACAAAGAGATAATAACGCATTCTGGCAACCAAAAGACCCAGAAGGTGATCCAAATAACACTACATACAATGATCCAACTGGTACTACAAATCCACCAATTTATGCAGATCCGGATGCACAATATCGTCCATCTTGGAGACACTTCCACATTAAAGCAACAGACGGTGCTTTCATTCAGGTAGTTTCGGTCTTTGCTGTTGGTTATGCAGACCAGTTCTTGTCAGAGAGTGGTGGTGATATGTCAATCACTAACTCTAACTCTAACTTTGGTCAAATTTCGCTTCGTGCAAAAGGATCTCAGGCTCAGTCATTTGCTCCTGCAGCACAAGGTAAAATCACTGCTATCATTCCACCTAGAGGTATCTCTTCTACAGTATCTACTGCAGAATTTTACGCAATTGACTATAATACAACTTGGCAAAAGAATGATCAGCCAGACAAAAATTTCAATGCCGGTGCTGTAGCAACATTTACATCTAATCAAAACAAATTCAGAATATATCTTGATATTGGTGGTCTAAGTAGCGAAGGTGATATTCCAGAACTTATTGTTGACGCATATGATCATACGACTAACTCAACAGTAACTAAGAGATTCTTAAACTTTGGTAGCAATAATAATTATAATCTTTTCAGAGATTATTATAACACTACTGGTGTTTCTGCTGCTTCGGAAGCTAAAATTCAAACTGTTGTTGAGACAGAAGATGGTGGTACAACAAAATATACAGCAAGACTTGCTATAAATGGTGAAACTACATCAGAAACAGCAGGTGAAAATGCAGAAAGGCAAGGTTATTTCTGGGATGCTACGGTCAATAAAATTTATATAAAAGTAGATGCTGCTGATTCTGCAACTGATGCTTTTCTAACAAACTTTATATTTGCAACAACAACTGAAGCAGTCTTTACGACTACTGAAAAAACAAACCCAGATGGATCTATCTCAATTATTACTGGTACTAGTGAAATCACTGTACTGCAGTACTTCGATGGATTCCCATCAACTCTAACAACTTCTAAGTATCTTGATAGTCGCGCTGCATCTCCATCCGATCTATTGTGGAGAGTTGAGTATACAATTCCTAAAGCATCTCAAACTATTCCAAAACCACCTGAAAAGAGATTTATCATCAAGGGTACTAGATTAGATAATGATGGTACTGGAATGCCTTATACAGATTTCAGATTCCAGGTATACGATGTCGAGGAAGTAACTGCATGGGAATATAACGTAAGAGATGGCGTCTACTATCTAACAATTATTAGATCTGACGTTAATACATTCATGTATGGTACTGATAATAATTCGGAAACAATTACCAGAAGACCTCTAGAAAATAATTCAACATCATTTACTATCAATGTTGTTGAAGGTCTCAATCTATTCGATAAGAATACTAGAGTATCTTCCAATATTAACTACCTATATCCATCTGTCAATGAGGAAGGTCCAACTTATGATATCAGAAAGATCTGGAACCCACCACAGTCAGATTCTCGTGTTCTAGTTGAAGCTATTGGTAGTGGTAAGAGAGTCAAGGATCTATCTGTTCCTAACGCATCTTTCTTCTATTCTGGAACTGCTACTACTCCATTCAAAGAAGTTCCATCAATGACTTCTGTGACTGCTGAAGCATGTCATAGACTTGTACAGTCATTAGACTTGAGATATGCAGGGTCTACATCTTCTTCTACTACTATACCTGTTATTGCTCCTGTTGTTTCTTGGGATGCTAGAAGTGGTTATAGTGACCATACAACTTCTGATGTAAGTATTTACGGTACTGGTTCTTTCCGTCGTGGCTCTAATGGTTTATTAACAACTATTTCTTCTACAGTTAGTCAAAATACATTCGGTATTAATGGTGAATCAAATGAGAGAAGAATTGTTGTCGTAGAAAAAGATAAGATTTACACAGCACCATCCGAAACAGATACTTTATCAATTACTAACGCATCACCAACTGTTCCTCTCTTCAGACCATCTATCTTACGTGCTTCTTCACATACTTGGGAATATGTCGGTCTTGGTTCTGGTAACTATTCAACTGGTTTCCCCAACCTACAGACTAGAGTTCTTAAGGCTTATGAACAGTTCATTGCACAGGGTTATGAGAACGCTGGTGGTTTCGTTGCATCTTCCGGTACAAACTCTAACGGTGATTTCTATATTGGTTCACAGGTTGTTCAAGCAGGTGGTACTTCAACCATTACATTGAACGTTCCTAAGGTTCGTAAGTCATCCGAGTCTAACTATGTTGACATTACCAACCTAGAAAATAGAATCTCTAACGCAGTTGTTAACGTTACTGCAACAACCGCTAAAAACAGTGCTGGTCAATCTGCACTCAAAGCGTTATCTAACTTCTTCAATACTGCGAAACTTAGTGTTACCGATAGAGCAACTATCCAGAACCTCATTGTTAATGAGAGACTCTACATTGCAAGTACTAGAATTGCTAATGGTGAGAAATTCCCAGAAGCAAACCAGGAAGCATTTGG